TGAAGCGCGCCAAGAGCTTTTGTAGTCAGAGACACGAGCTTTTGTAGCACCGCTCGCGCTGCGGGCCTGTCCCAATTCACATTTCAAAGAGCCCTAAGCGACCTCTCAGAGGCCTCTAAGTCAGTTGCCAAAGGCGAACCAGTCGAAGCCGCTCAGGGCGTGGTCGTTGTCGTCGTCCGACTGGAACTGGACGGTGAAGCCATTCACAGAAGTGTTGCCGGGGATCACCTGGCTCCACAGGTCGCGGTAGATGCTGGGCGCGGCGATCACGTCCTGGGTCCACACATGCCAGCATCCATTGGGGAACGGCGTTGTGAAGGCGACCGAGCGGGTCACTTCCGATGTGAGCGTTTCGCGGAAATAGCCCATCTTGAGCCGGACGATCCCGGCAATATTCAGCGTGCGCTGCGTTGTCAGGTCCGCGCCCTCGGTCGTCAGTTCGAACGCCGACGCGATTCCCAGCCCGATCATGCGCTGGATCGCCTGCAACAGCTGTGCGGCGCTGGCCGGGTTGACGACCTCGGCGCCGCCCGCCGCGTCGGTGATAACCCGTTCCAGCTTGGCCTTGGTCGGCGCGATCGCGGCGTTTGCAGCCGCGAGCGTGTCTACGTCGCCGGCGTCCGCAAAGGCTGCGATCGCAGCCGCCATCTGGCCGCTATTCTCCTTGTCGAGGGTCAGGCCGCCCAACTGCTCGATGACGGCCACAACCTCGTCCTGTGTGGCGTTGAGCCAGTCGGCTGAGACCCGCGTGGCGGGCAGCGGGGTTTCCTTGAAACGGCCGCTCACGGTGGCGCCGGGGCTGTCGATCCTGAACATGTCTGCGCTCCTTATTCAGCCCGATACCAGGCGGTGTCCGCGACGACGCACTCCCACGCCGCATGGCCGGCGGCCGGTAGATTGGTCGCGCCGATGATGCTGTATCCTCCCGATGCGGCCAAGGTGGTCGCGGTGATCGCCGATCGCGACCGCAGCTCCACGGCCTGGCCATCATGATCGCAGGCCGGGAAGTTGATCGTGGCGGTGGCGATGGTGGCGCTGTGGCGCAACACCAGCTTGATCCGCCGCGCCGCGCCTGCCGCGATCGTCACGGTGTCGCCCGACGCCGGGGTGGCATATTGGATCGCGGGAAACAGGACATCGACGCCCAGGTTAGATCGCGCCGCACTGGCCGAGCTGGCCCCGGTGCCGCCATCCGCGACAGCCAGGTCGGTGATGCCGGCGATGGTCCCGCCGCTGATGTCCGCTGCGGGGATTTTGGCCGTGTGGCTCGCCGCGTCGATGCAGAGCAGCGGCACCATCTTGTCCGCGCCTGGCTTGGTCGCGTCATAGACGCTGAGATTGCGGCAGCTGCCCGTCTTGTCGATCCCCAGCTGCGGGACCGCCTGCTGGGCGATCGCGGCGGGCGTGGCGATCGCCAGGGCCAGCAGCGCGGCGATAAAGGGCCTGATCATCCTGTTCATCCTCATTCGTAGGCCGCCGCAGCGGTCATCAGCGTGGCCATCTGGCTGTCGTTCCAGCCCAGCGTCGCCTTGATGAAGGCGTGCAGGGCGTCGTCCGCGACCACCCGCGCGGCGGCCTGCCAGCGGATCGTCACGGGATCGGTGATGTCGGCGTTGATGGCGTCGGCGACCGTCTGGAGATCGGCGCCAAGCGCCAGGCGCAGGCCAAATGCGGACACGCCGGGACGGACCATCTCCATCGTCATCTTCACGTCGATCGGGCCGCTGCCATTATCCTCATAGGCCGCCCAGGCGGCGGTGCGGGGATTGGTCGCGTCGTCGAGTTCCGATGCCTTTTTGTCGAGCGCCATTATTGCTCCTCCGTCAGCAGGCGGGCCGCGCTTTCGAGGCGGCGACGACCGCCGCTCTCCAGCCGCAGCTCGCCGACATTATCGTCCTGTGGGTAGGTGAAGATCACATGGGTGTGCGCCGGCCGGGCCGCGCTGATGATGCACTCCAGATCGAGCGACGCCTCGCCCTCCAGCAGCGCCGTGCCGGCCGGATCGCCCGCGACCATATAGTTGAAGGTGCCGGCGTTGAGCACATGGACGCGCCAGATGAAGCGCCAGCGTCCCGCCGCCACCTCGGCCGAGAGGCTGGTGTCATAGGCATCGACATTGGGGTCGAATTCGTGGATTTCGATCTCGAAGCCGATCGAAGCCGCCAGCGCGATGTAGAAAGCCGGCGTCTGCCCGGCCTGATAGGCGAGCTTGCGCCAGCAGGCCAGGCGGCGGGCGCTCAGCGTAGTCGCGGCGGCGGTGCAGGGATCGGGCAGGCCCAGCACCCGTTCCCAATCGCCCAGCAGCTCATAGGCGGTGCGCGGGTCGGTCTCGTCCAGCAGCTGATGCGCGCGCGCGTCGAGCCGCGCCAGCTCCTCCGCCGCGGCCGCGAGCAGCCGCGCCATCACCGCGTCCGGCTCCTGCGGCCAGGCGGCGCCGGTCGGCAACAGCGCCAGCAGCTGCTGCGCATAGTCGTCGGCGCTCATCGGGCGCAGCGTCATGACCATGTGATGTCGCCCATGGTCACGATTGCTCCGGCGGCGGCGGTGACATTGGCGGCCGGGCTGGCCAGCACATGGTCGGTCTCGCCCGCCGCGATGGAGATCGCCTCGCGGATATGGCTGATCAGGATGGTGCCGCCCGGCTCGGCCTCGCGGGCGATCAGGTCGCGCAGCTCGGCTGCGACGGCATCCTGAACAGCCATGGTGTTCGGCGTTAACGCAATGGCGAAGTCGAGTGGATCGGCGACCGGCGCGGTGACGGTCACGTCCGCCGTCACAGGGCGCAGCGCCGCAATATGCGCGGCGACGACGGCGACGTCGCCGGCTTCGGGGATGATATCGTCGCGGCCGTCCATCACGAACAGCAGTTTGACCGTGCCCAGCCCGTTCCAATTGGCATAGGGCCAGGCGCGGGTGACCTCCGCCACCTCCAGCGCCCAGGCGACATAGTCGCTGGCCGACCCGCCCCGCACCGGCGCGCGCAGCCGGCCGAGCAGCCGGGCGCGCAGCGACTCGTCTCCTTCCTCGTCCGCGCCGCCGATGATGCCACCCGCCGCGACTATGGCGGTCGCATTCACTCCGGCGACCGGCGACAGGAAGGTGAGCGGCTGGCCGGCAACGGTCAAAGCATCCGCCCCGGCGGTCTCGGCCGACACCGGGGCCGAAGCGGTGCCGGCGGCGATCGTCACCGGCGCGGTGACCAGGAAGCGCGCGCCATCGGCGCGGACCAGCACCGTGCCCGCCGATACAGTCACGCCATTGGTGCCGGTCAGGGTGGCGGACCCGGTCGCCGCGCCCGCCGCCTTGCGCGTCGGGCCGAAGATTGACGCCCAGCGCGCCAGGCGATCGGCCTCCGCCACGTCGGGCAGGAAGCGGCTGATGTCGTCCAGCAAGCCATAGGCGCCATGGACCGCCCCGGCATAGGTGCGGCCCATGACGTTGAGCGCGTTGCGGCGCAGGCGGCTGTCCGCGCCCGGCAGGCGCGCGGTGAAGTCATCCTCGATCCGCTTGATCAATTGCGACAGGGTCGGGCGGCCGAAGCTCATGCGGCATCCTCAAGCAGGCGGTTGGCTTCGGCGTCCCACAGATAGTCGATCGCCAGCCGGGCGCCGGTCGGCCGGACGATGGTGACGCGGATCAGCAGCGCGGCCGACGCGCGCGCGGCGTTGACCAGCGCCAGCGTGGCCTCGACGTCCACCGAGGAAGCGACGCCGTCCTCGACCAGCCAGTCCAGCGCCTCGCGACAATAATCGCGGGCGCGAATCGCGGTCACCGGCACCGCCTTGGCGCGGGTCAGCAGCCACAGTCGCGATCCGGTCCGGTCATTGGGGTCCGCATTGCCGCAATCGCCCCACCAGCCCCGCCGATCGGCGTCGGCCTGCGGCAGCGGATCGTCGGCGCGGGCGCGCGCATCGGTGAACAGCGAGATGATGACGGCGGTGCGCAACCCATCATCGGTGGCCAGGTCGCCCGCGACGATCGACAGGTCCGCGCTCCAGGCGCCCGACGCGAAATGAAGGGCGAGATCGGTCATGCGGCGACCTCACGGATGGTGACAGCGACCTTGAAATGAACGTCGTCCACCTCGAACACATAGGTCGCCATTGCGCCCGGCGCACACTTGTGGGCCACTGCAACACGTTCTGCCATTTCGATGATTTTGTTGCCCAAGAACTCGGCCTCAAAGCCCTCCATCGCCTTGTCGCTCATGCCGTCGCTCCTTTGGGCTGCGATACCAGCTTGATCGCCTGGCTCAGCGAAAAGCTGCCGTCGACGCGCAGGACCAGCGTCGCGCGCCAGCCATTGGCATAGGTGGCATGGACGCGCCGCACGCG